ATTGTTCTGTGGTTTTAGTTGTTATCGGTGTCTGCAATATCACAACGGTATCCCCCTCCGTAATCGTAAGGGAATAATTGCTTTCGTGTTCGGTGACGTTGAGGCACATCTTACGTGCAATGTCGCCTAGTTGTCGGGGTGAACATTCAATGTAAGCGTCAACGCCCGAACGTAGGAATGTCTCTACACGGACTGCCACCGATTCGGCCTCGGAGTTTTTTAGGCGTTCAATAGCCCATTCTAATTGTTGAATCATTGTGTGTTGTGTTGGTTAGGAGTGCAAATATACAAACGCATTCCATACCCACAACACGCAGCCGTAATTTAGAACGATTCTAAATAAGCTACTTCAACCCGTAAGCCACCCCGATAACAACGCCCTCCAATACGGCCACCGTGCCGACTATCCACAATAGCCGTTCGCGTCTCTTAGTCACCTTGCCCGACTTAGCCAGGGCGTTCACCAGTACCATCTCTCTTTCACGGTGGAGGTCTGACAGGTTAGCCCCGTCTGCGATTTGTGCCTCGGCAAGTAGCCGAGCGGATTCGGAGGCTGTGAAAGCGTCCTGCCATCTGCGTAATTCGAGGCGTTCTAATTCGAGGTTATACTCCGCAACCGTAACGCGGCCCTCGCAGTCGGCCAGCTTATCATTCAGCAATACGACCGACCTCACCCCTAACGGAGTCAGGTAGATTTGTGCGGAGGATATTAAGGGCAAGTTCAGCAGACAGGCTATCACTAAGGCTCCAATTCTTGCGTTTATCTTCATGGTTAGGGGTGTGTTTCTTACGTGGAGTTTCTTTGGATTTGACCGCTTCGGCTTTCAGGGTTACGATGCTATCCCTCGCCACTTCTAACTGCGCCTCTCTCATTCGCATCCGTTCCTCAACCCGCCACCTTTCGGGGTCTTCGGTCGGGGTGATGGGTGCGGGGGCAAAGGCTACGTAGGCCAGAGCGATGCAAGCTATGGCAAGGGCTGCGATAATGTAGCGTTCGGTTGTCATGGCCACGGAAAATTACTTGCCGCCACAACGCACAGCCATATCAGGCCGATGAGTAGGCAGACTGCCCCGATTAGTTGGGGCGAAGGTGGACGGTCGTTGAGGCTCATGGTTTTACTATGCGAATACGCTTGCCCAACGTGTGAGGACGGCAACTAACGTGCAGCCATGTCGGAGTGAATGCAATGTCCTCAAGTTCGGTGATGCCTTCGGACAGGGCCACGGCTTCATTAGCTAAGATGAACGCGTACATCTGCCGAACCGTGACCGTCTTATCCATCGGCTTCAAATCGTAAGCCTGTCCCGCCTTATGAGCAGAACGGGGCGAACCCGTCTTAGTGTCCTTTCTGCGTAGCCCCGATTCCTTGTACCCGCCTCCGTTGATTCTTAGCGGCCCGAACACTTCGCGCAACCAGTCCAAGGCAGGGAACATCTGGGGGTCAAGTTGTCCCCACGTTGCCTCTTCGCCCACCTCTTTGATTATGGACGGGTCGGCAAGTTCGTGAATGGTAAAGTATCTCGGTCTGTTCATTTGGGTATTCGTTTGGAATTACGGGTATTAACGCCCCTGCCCTTTGTATGCCTTAGTCCTGCGATGCTTGTTGGCGTGTTTGGTATGCCGTCCAAGTTTGACACGGACGCGCTTACGGTGGACGGTTGCGGTTGCTTTCTTCATGGCCTAAAAGTATAAAAGAAACCCGTGCCACCTTGCGATGACACGGGCAAACCAAAACAGAACACACGCCCCAAATGTAGCGTTTTTCATTCAATGGGCCACGGTATGCCCGTTAGTGAATTATAAACCATGCGCCCGACAATGAGCGAACGTCAGTTCCATCCACGCCATTGCTTGCGCTTTCCACATTTCGGGTGCTGTTCCCGCCATGCTGTTAGCGTAACTGCGCCAGTCGTCAATGCTCATGCGCTTGTAAGCGTCCCAGCAATCCCGACAATACCTAACCGCGTTCGCTCGTTCCATCGCTCAAAGGTAGGCACTCAACACCGTCCTGAGAGAACATAGGCGCGCCCGTCCGGTCCAATGGTGGAAAGTGTCGGAGGCATCTGTGAACCCGCTCTTTCATTTGGCCCACCGTCTTAGGCCGTTTTGACGGGTGCAGAAGGTCGTGGAGTAGTTCACGGGTGTAGAATAGTGCGCGGTATTGTTCGTGCTTTAGGCTCATGGTATTATACGTTATGGGTTATCCTTGCCACCTGCCCGTTGTCGAACGAATGAATGAACGCCTCTATGGCCTTCTTCGCGCCAACGTATCCATTCCTATCATGCCATGAGTCAGATGCGCTCGGTGAACGTAGGTATTCAGCGGTCACCCCGATAAAGTCCTTCCCGCTCATGAACTTATGCGTTTGCTTGTGATGTATGTGATGCAGGTAGATGTATCGGTAATGGCAGTCGTTCCACATTTGCGGGTTCTCCGTTGCCATTAATAGCGGGGTCTGTTCCAACTTCGCCCCGTCCCCGTGACTTGTCGCAATCATGTTGCGACCGTAGCGGGTGTACTTTCGGTGCGAAATACTCACATCAAAGCGGACGTTCGGGCTGTTCCTGAAATACGCCTCGATTGTTTGCGCCAACATGAACCCGCTCATGTAGTCATGATTGGACGGGTTGTAAATCACTTCAACGTCTGAGTATGGCAGTAGCTTCTCAATCGCCCTTACATACATTTCCTTGGCCGCGATAAATGCTTCGTGCCACATGCCCGAGGTGTCCTGTGGTGTTCCGCTTGTGGTCGTTCGCCTCGGATTGTCAACGTGTAGGCAGTCGTTACCTATGACAAATATCACCTTATCAATGTTGAACCCGAAAGCCTTACTAAGTACCCCGTCTATGCCCTTGTCAACTTGCCCGACCGCCTTGGCAATATCGTAACCCGTACCCGTTTCCGAGGCTGACGCATACTTGCCAACGTGAACATCTGCGGGGTCAATGATAAGGCAATGCGGGTCAGTTACGGGTGTCCTTTCAATCGGTGCGAACGTGGGCGAATAGCCGCGCAGTTCTTCCAATATCGGGGCGAATGACTGCTCTAATGTCGGCCCTTCGTTCTTAGCAAAAATTGAGAACTTCTCGGACTTGTGCCAGTAATGCTTTACGTCCTTTAACTCAATACCCGCTGTTTTGCATTGCTCCAATAGTTCGGGGAGGTGTCCTCTGTCACGCCACACCTGAATGATTCGGTACTCCTCCTCCGTCAGTCGTGGTCTGTACATCATGCGTGCCCGTTCTCGTCAAAGTCCTTCAACCGCTTCAATATCCAAGCGGGTATAAGGCCCGACTTTATCGCGCCTAAGTTCTCAATAATACTGATACTCTCCCGAACAATTACAGCAGCGTACCCGAACGTCCCCACCCAATCAAAAGCGGCCCTCACAAGTTCCTTATCGCTGAATGCAGAAAGGACGTGCAGAACGATTACAAACACCCCATAAACGAACACCTTAATGATTACGCCAGTGAACCCGTCCGAGGACACAACTCCACGCTTCCACGCTTTCACAACGCCCGTAACGGTATCCAGCGAAACCATCACGGCAAGGAAAATGAGAAACTGCCAATCGTCAAACACGAACTTTCCGAACGCCTCAAGAATAGGCGCAATGAACACCGCAGCTATCAATGGGGCCTTGAATTTCAAAGGCGAAAGCTGCTCGGCTAATCCGTGGGCGAAGTCACTCATTCTCATGGTATTTCAACTCTGTATTTTTCCAACTCCAAAACGGCCCATGCCATCACATCGGCATCCGACCATTCGCCCTCATTGGGGAATCCGTTGAACGTAACGCCTCGCAGTTCAGCGTCAGGCGTGGTAAGTACCACCTCGACGCATCCCGTGGCCGCGCCTATCTCATACCTCGCTGCTACCACGGTCAATGTGGGGTCAACGAGGTCGATGTTGAATTGATTGAATATGTAGGTGGCCATGATGTTATAGTTCTGATATGTTAGCGGTTCGTACGGCTATCCAGCGTTGCGATGTGGTCTTGCTGAAAATGGTCATCGTCCATATCTGCATGCCCATCAGCACCGCTGCTGCTGTGTTAGATGGGTTGGTCGTTCCCGTCCAGTAGTAGGTGTCAACAAGATTAGTATTGAATGGCACGTAATTCAACGGACTCGTGCTTGCACCGTAATTGAAAAGAGTATACCCTTCAAATGCGTTAGGCAGTCTCCAGTCTGTCTTACTGAAGTAATTAAGAGTTAGGCTCGATGCCATTGCCGTTGCCCAGTTCACTATCCCCTGCCTCACCCTCGACCACATCAGCACCTTGCCCGTTGACTTCTCGTAAGTTGACCAGTCAATGACAATGTTGTTCGCATAAGTCTGCCCACCCAATTCGTCCGTGAATCGGTTGGTGTTCCCGAAGTAATTGTTTTCCGCCAACACGAGAAATGATGCATTCCGACCCGCCTCCACATCGCCATCATCACGGGTGGCATAGCTTACCGTCTGACCTGTCTTAATCAACGCAGCCGTGGTCGGATAGGTCACGGGAGGTATGGGCGTGCATACAATAGCATCACCGTAAGGCGTTGACTCAGCCGACCCGTCCGAGTCCGTCCATGAGACGTTAGGAATTACGTAAGGCTCAACGCCACCGCTTGTGACCGTGACCGAAGCAATAGGGTCGGCATCGGTGTTGGTAATGTTGACCGTGCCGTCTGCGCACGTTACCCCGTACTCCGCTTCCAAACACGCCACTTGTTCATCCGTTAACCGCGCAATTACAGACGGGTCGCAGAAATTGTAAAGCGTAAGCCCGTCAACCGTTGGAGGAATGCTTGCGCCCGTCTGTGGGATTTGGCACTTATTCCAGTCGAACGGTTGGCGTATGGTAATCGTTACGGAGTTACCCGCAAGCCTATCATTCAGCCTCTCCGTGAACGGGTCAATAGTGGCCGATGTGACTACATCATACGGTTGGCTGTGATTCTGTTGGAAGTAGGCAAGGAAGTCGAGAAGAACGAGAAGCGTGTCGCTGATAACCTCCTGTTCATGCCCTTGCGTGTCGTCTCCCTCCTCGCCCACAATTACCCTATCCGCGCAGATTAGGCGAATGGAGAAAGATATTTCCATCTGACTGACAGCCGTAGACTCATGGAATACCCAAAGAATCGGGTACGTCCGTTCCTTCGCCTGCCATTCTGCAAAGTCACCTACCCCGCTTTCCGCTATCTGATTGTGCGCGGTTGCAAGGTTGGTTATCTGACTGACTATTTGGTTGAGCGTTAGCACGTAGGTAGGTCTTTAGCTTTTCAATGTTCTTTCTGTTCGGGCTGTGTAGTCTGCTACTCATCGCGGTACTTCTGTTGTAGTGTAGTTGGCTTCATCGAACGGCCTAAAAAGAACGATGTCGTGTAAGCGTTACGGCTTGGCTGAATGATATGCACCCCGCTTGCAGGGTTGGCATAGCTTGGAAACTGCACTTCAAACTCACACAGGTAATTGATAAGCCGTTGCTGGTAAAACTGCGCCTTGTTCTTTTCCTTCTCGATTAGGAAGTCAACCTCCGACTTAAACGCGGGTTGTGACTGTTCGCTGTTCTGTATTTGCAGCCCCTTGTTGGTTATCTTATAGTGGGCCATCGCCACGCATTCAGCGGTAACGTAGTGCTTCAAGCAGGGCAGAATGTAGTCATCCATCAAAGCCTTATTCACCCCCGTAAGCGTGTTGGCAATCACGTCCGTTTTCAGTTCTTCGTAAAATGTCGTTCCGAGTACCGTTTGGATTTCGCTATCCTGTGCCCAAAGTATGGCTTCGCGGATATACTTCACGTCCACGTTCTTGGACACTTGTGTATTGTCCTTCAGAAAGTCCTCGCTTATGAATAGTGCCGTTGCCATCTTATCGTTTCCTTACAACTACCTGTTCCCATGCGTGACGGCAGTACGCGGTCGTTACGTTCGTACCCTTGCGCGTCCAGAACCCGCCACGCCTCAGCCACACGTTCCTATCCTCGCCCATACCGATGTCCATAATTTGCTTGGAAGTCCAGACGCGGTTCTTGGATTGTGCCACCATGTCACGACAGAAGTCGCGTGTCGTGGGCAGAACTTCGGGGCCGCTGGCCTCACCGCTTAGAACGTACCGATAAGCAACCTGATAGGTCACTTCCAAAGGGGCCGCGTTCTGAAGTGCGGTCGTTCCACGGGGCGTAATGGTCAGCGCACGCATCGCGCCACCCTCCAACACCTCCGCGCCTATGGTCAGGAAGTTGCGGTATATCAATTCCTGAATGATTGTAGCTACTTCGGTCACTTCGATACCGAACGCCTCCGCTAATGCCGCGTAAGTGGTCAGCGGGTTCTTCTTTAATTCTTCCAACACGCCAAAGAGTACCGCATCCTCCGCGAATCCGTAACGCTTAACCAAATCCTCGGACTTCAAAGCCTCCGCGTTAGACCTGAAGCGTACCTTTTTGACGGGTTTAACGACCTCGTATTCGTCCAATGATAGGCCCGTACCTGCGAAGTATTCGCAAAGTTTGACCTCATCGGTATCATCCTGTTCGGCAAGTTTCAGTTCTGTTTTCACCTGCTCAACCGAAATCGGGGGTAGGCCCAACTCTGCGCGTATTTCATCGCGTGTCATAACCCCTACTTTGGTGGCCTCACTGAATGATTCACTGATAGGCTCGGTGTCCTGAATGATTAGCCTTTTCTCAAATCCCGCCAACGATGCAAGCCCGTTAAAGATGGACTCGATGAACCGTTGCCGACCGTTCACGTAGGTGTTCTTGAATAGTTCGTAACTGTCGCGTATCTGCGTGCGGTTCGTAAACATTCCAGTATCCTGAATGCCGAACAAGGCAGGGTCAACGATACGATGGCCCGTGAATATCTCTTGTCTAACCGTCTCGTTGAGAATGTCGAACCTCTTGTCGAAGTCGTTGCCGTCCATGCGCAGAATCTCCGCGCTTTGCTCTTTGGAATCGTTGAAGTTGAGCAGGATTTTGTTCGCGTTGTCCGTGCCGCAAAACTTCTCCGTGATTTTGTCCTCGATGGCCTGCTGTTCTTCTTCGGTCGGTTGCCCGTTGAAGAAATTGATCATCGTACCCGCAACAAATCCGTTCTTCACACTGCTAAGGTGGAAGTTTGCGATCTCATAATCAATCTCTATATAAGGAACCGCGCCCAAGTACGGGGGCAAAGGATACCAATCGCTCTGTGGATGGTATGCTTTGACGTATAGTAGCTGTTTACCTTTCGGCTTTTCAGTCCAGTCAAACGCGGGTATCGTTTCCACGTCCTTTGGTGTGCTGCTTTTCCAATCCTCTGAATAGAAGAATTGCTTGCCGTCCTTGCTTACGCGATACTTTGCAAATTCCGCGTGCCGTATCTCGGCCATGCCTCCCTTTTTGTCGGGGATAATCTCCAACGCAAAGCCTCCGAAGATTTCCAAATCAACGGCAACCTTCGCCAGTATCTCGTTCAGTGTCTCATCGGGGTTCGGCTCGTTGATGAACTTCTGCAATCGGGCAAGGTTCACCGTAGTAAGCCCCGCCCCATCCACTGACCACCCGTTGCCAACAATGTAGTCCACCTTGCCGTTGACTATCGCGTAATGCTTGGCCGAACGGTTGAACAGGTGGAGCAGATAGTCAGGGTAGCGATTACGCCACGGGGCATCTGTGCCGTAGATAACCCATTCCTTTGATGCCTCCTCTTTGAACTCTGGCACTTTGTGCGCTGCCAAAGTCACCACCCGCATACGTCCTTCGTTAGCCATTGTAAACCGTATATGTGTTGGGCGCACCTGTGTAGGTAGGTGTTGCCGCGTTAACTCCTGTCACTATGCACATTCCCGTCTCCAATGCCGTTAGCCCTGTCGGGTTTAGGTTCGTGCCGTTCGTGTTGGCATAGATGGTGTACTTCCATTCGCCCTCCAATGCCATTGTAACGCCTCCCGTTAGCGGGTTGGGCGTTGCGCTTTCGGTGATGGTGAACGCGTTGTAACGGCCTTGGAATGCGCTCGTGTCCTGTGCGATGCAATACTGCGTAACTAAGGATGTTTGATTCTCGAAAGCGAACAGGTAGTAACTCGCAGACCCGACCTCCGCAGTGGTCACGACAACGGTGTTGGCCTGTCCTTTCGTTATCCGTATCACGTCAGGGCGATGAAGTATTCAATGTCTACGGCCGCGGTATCCGCGATGGCAGAAATAGTTCCGATGTTGGCCCATGCACTGAAGGGACTTGCCGCTTCAATGTCGTCATTGTGCAGCATGAACGATTTACCCGCCTCCAATTTGAAGAACACATGGTCACTGCCACCGTCCGCAATCTTCAGGCTGATGAAGTTGGTGTCGTCCTTGTTGGTGATGCGAAGGTATTTGACATTTGCCCCGACAAACGTACCCGCTGCGACCGCTGACCCGTACTCCAAAATCGCCACCTCCGAAGTAGGGATGGTCATGATGCGCTCATCGACCTCGTTA